AGACAAAGGTGAGTATATTAAACTTCTTACCAAATACATTAAAAAATTTGTCGAATACAAAACAGGAGAGTATGGAGACTAAGAAAAAAGTAGATGACTTGATGAAGGAGAAATTTTTGTGTCAAGCACAGTTTGCACAAGAAGTAGAGAAGATAGTAAAGGATAATAATTTCAATTACATTGATGCTATCATTACCTTCTGTGATGAGAACAAGATTGAAATTGAAGCAGTATCCAAGTTAATGTCAAAACCATTAAAAGAAAAGTTAAAGTATGATGCACAACAACTTAACTTTATGAAAAAAACATCAAGAGCAAGACTACCTTTATAATGCCATCTAAATCAGAATTAATGCACTATCGTTTACAGGCAATGCTGCGTGAGCATAATTGGTCTGATCTCGAATACTTAGGGGTAAGACCTGATAGTGTTGGTATGGATCAACATTGGTATCGTATAGGAGAAGCAGAAGTTCCTGTTGACTCAATTGAAGAATTAGATAATGTCGAACCAGTTGACCCCGATTGAAGTTTATAAAAACTATCTGGCATTTAAGAACCACTTTACAAAAGAGAAGTATGATTACTTCAAGTATCGTGGAAGATCCAGATCATCTACAGCAGCTTTTAATAAGAGAAAAGATCGTTACTTCTTTGAGAGAATGTCAAGGAAAAAGACAGAAAAAGAAATACGAAACTTTTTCTTGGCAAATTTTATTGAGTCATTTGATTCTAATAGTGTATGGATAGGACAAATTATTGATAGTGGTGAAAAAAAATATCTGAAATGGGAAGAAAGAAACAATAATTTGTTTGAAAATTTTAAAAATAATGCAGACCGTATGTTTGATCAGTACGGTCTTGAAGAATTTTTCTCTTGTAAGAAAGGACATTCACCAATACTTAAAGAATACTTTGCTGAAAATATATCAATTGAAGAGATGGTGATATATGATAAGATATTTTCATACATTAAAGATCATGATAAACAATTACTTGATCCTGTGTGGGAAACCGTCAGTATTAAAATTAAGAAATATATTCCCTTTCTAAATATCAATATGTTAAAATATAAAAATTATTTAATTACCAAATTACAAAAGAGGAAAGATTAATGAGTGAATTTTTTAAATCAGAGCAAGTCAGAAATGATATTTTTGAAATGGAAAATTTACAAAGAGATTTAGCACTCACTATGTCATCTGGTCGTGTTCTTAACGATGAAGAAAGAAAAGAACACGTTGAAAAATTAAAATTATTTTTAGAAAAACAGAAGTTATTTTTCTTCCGTGTTTCATTGTCCGATGATCCAGAAGCAATACAAATAAAAGATCATATATTGGAAGCAGCAAAGATGTTTGGATTTAATGAAATGACAGGTATGGATAAATTCTTTCAGCAATTAGATGAGACAATAAAGAAGGTTGAAAAAGATTTAGATGATGGTCTTGACATATAAATATTAGAAAAAAATATAGATATGAGTACCGCAGCTATTGCTATAGATAATTTTTTAGATGTTGATAAATGGAATACTATTCAGTCTGGCATAAGTGAATATTTAAATTCACCCCAATATTCTGAAAATAGAACTTCTCTTCACACTCAAATTAATTCTTGGATAAAAGAAAAACTAATGTCACTAAACTTGTGGCAGTATGCTTGGGAAGATGACATTAAATTATTTTCTTCTCTTAATGTTTTACCTAAAAATCTCAATGTAGAGTCTGCTGATCCTGCTAATGGTGGATATCATAGAGAACAAGGTGGATATATTTATTATATACATCCTACATGGGAATCTTCTTGGGGTGGTAATTTAAAATTCAAAAATTCCATTCCTGATAAGATAGAACCAAAATCAAATAGATTTGTTTGGGTAAATCCAAATGTTTGGCATGGTATAGAGGTAGTAAATAATTTAGCAAACATAAATCGTATAACTGTCGTAGCGTGGCCTGCAGGTTCAATAGAATATGATAGTGCTGATATTATAATAAATAATTTATGATAGGACTAAATTGTCAATGAGAAAGAGAACTAATAAATTTAATAGAGCTCTTAAGCATATAAAGTCAACTAAGATTGATGATAAACTTTCTATGCTTGAGGCAGCACCTACGAACAGCACAGCAGGTCTTTATTCTCGTGTAACTGGTGAAACAAGCACCACAGTGCAAGATTCTGAAAACCCAACTTCACCTGATTATTCAACAATAGATTTTGACATTGATGGTGAAGATGGGAAAGATACGAGTGGATTATTTGATAGTGAAGGTAATAGTTTATTTGTAGCTCCGCCAGGAGATAATAGTTATATTTTAGGACCTATGTCAGCACAATACTATGGATGGTTAGAAACTAATAAAGGTGGTGTATCAAGAATAGGATACATTAGAGAATCGGATCGTAGGATGGTGAATCTTGGTTCTATTTACGGTAAAATTACTGAATGGGATGGTGATCCTTACAAATTTTTCTCAAATGGTCAGTTGACAATAGAACAGGCATTGTGGTTTAGAGACATCGGTAAGAAAGATGGTGATACAAGTGGTGTTGGTAATTATAGAGCATTTTATCCAGGTCCTCCATCAGGTGGTGCTGATAGTTTTGGTAGATATCTTACAGTGATAGTTGGAATACCTTTAGCAACGGTGCAAAATTTTATTACTAAAATTGAAAAGAATTTTGCGGATTTACCAATAGGACAGGAGGCTCTTGCTAACTTTGCTGCTATGTTAGCAAGATCAACAAATCCTACAAAC